GTAACCCCGCCAGAAAATCGCGCCGAGTAATGCGTCGCGTCTCTTTGCGTGCTGAACCGCCAGAGCGAGTACTTTTAAATTCGAAACTGCGCGCTGTTTTGGTCCCTGACTTCCTACCTGCCGACTGGGATCGACCCCCTTTTTTGGTTTGAACCACCGTTTTCTTGACTTTAATGACGGGGGTCTGGGACCTCCCTTTGCTCTTATTGCTCTCCTTACTGCGGCCGCGCTTCTTCTCCTCTTTCTTCGCCTCCTCAAAAAGCTTCTTTAATTTCGCCCCAGTTAAAGGTCCCGGGTTCGGTTCAATGCCTTCTTTTGTAAGATCTTTAAGTGGACCAAACCTCCAAGGAACACAACCGTGATTGAGATCTTTGTTGAAGCACCACGACTTTGACTGTGTGTCACGATCCATGATCAGCAAAGGCAACGGTGTATTGAAGGAATCGCCAAGCTTCATGCCGCGAAGATGACCTTCAAGGATTTCTTGACGTCGATTGTCCCAATCGTACACCGCAGTGAGAGCAGCATCAGTTTCCACCGTAGGTTGACAGCGTCGAAATTTTACTTTCCAAACTTCCTCCTTCGGGACGACGACACTGTGACCCTGCGTGAGCTCAAGCAGCCTGTCAAACAAGGCACGTAAAGGCTTAATGTGGTAGCATGCTTCATATAGCCCAAGAGCCGAACCTCGCACGATCGACTCGGGTGTGACATTCAATGGTGGATTGATAAAATATCCGGATTTCGCAAAGATACGTCCCATCTTGGGTGCCAGTGTCCAACCCTCCGCAACAGGGTAAAAGCGGCAAGAACAAAATTCAGCATAAATGAGGTCGGAACGATATATTGCTTTTGAAATAAACCCAAACCGGAGAAAATACGCCTTAAAATCGATTGGAGGACCGCACAATTTACTTACGTTGTCATCACCACAAATAAGCATGATCACGAGCACCAACGCAGTATCAGTACGGACATCATAGTCGACTACGATAATAAATATGTGCATGCAACCATCCCAAATGCAATTGAATATGTAAGTTTGAGGGGTGCCGGACTGGCGCAAATCCATACCGCCGAATTTGCAACCATGGGCCGTGGTTCCAAACATGTAAACAGAGTTCATCATGAGTTGGATGACCAATGCTGGGGCGTGCAACCGCTTCATGGTCCAGGCCTCAAGACGCAAAAAAACGGCGTGGACACACAAATCAAAAAAATCAACATCATTCTCGAAAATCCTGCCAGGCCCATTGTTGAACCAGGTGGCCATTTCAACGGAATCATCGCCACTCGGGAGGCAAATTGGAAATGGTGGTCTCCAAACCTGCTTGACCTGTTGTTGGAAACCAATAATGGTAGGACCAACAACGACAGTGTAGGCCGGATCCTTGGAATAAATGTTTCTAGGGGCCTTCTCCACCTCACCAAGAAACCCACTATACAACCCATTTTCAACCTTAATGAAAGCCGCAACCTTGCAAAATTTTTTGATTTGATTCTTAGGAAGTAAACCATCAAAATCAACGTCATTGGCACGTAGCAGGCGCAATGCCTCCTTGAGCCTAGCTTTCATTGTTGGTGAGGAATTACACTGATCTATATACTTGTCCGGGTCCATTGTGTGAACCTGGGTAAGCCCAGGGAATAATTTGTGGAAATTGCATTTATACCACTTTTCGAAACGACGGCAGAAGCCGCGGTCGGGTTTTGGTCGCTTCGCGACAACGCGACAGCGTACGCTCTTGACTTCATTGTCCAAGTTAGAGGCGTAGTGCACGGGCTTGAAAGGACCAGACCCGAAACCAAACAACCGCTGATTTGCCATTAATTCAATCTTGCTACGCAATTGATCACGACACGTATTCTTCCACCAACCTCTTTCCTCTTGCTCAGGAACCTCAGCCGCAGATATTTTGGGTGGGTAAGAATCACCAAACTTAGTCTTACCATACCACTTGTCGCGCATATCCTGGAAGACCGACTCCACGCAGGGTCCGGGATTTGGTTCTATCCCCTCACGGGTGAGGTCGAAAGGTACAGGGACGTAGCCGGGCCCAGGATTTGGTTCAACGCCCTCGCGCGTTAAATCGGGTGGCGGTGGATGGTATGGTAGAGGATGGTAATTCGGGAGAGCGAAATCGACGGGTGGAAAGCAACGTATAAAACGGTCACTATGGGCGATGGTGGGGGGAGGAACATATGGTAAAGAAAAGCTGCTGGCCACTTGGCGGTGAGAAAAGAGGGCGGGGTCGACGCTGAAACCAACCAAATCGCGTACACCAACGTCGCAAACCTTTGTGCCTAAGTCGACAAACCTACGACCATCAAACAAGGCATTGCGATTGGGGGCAGCAACGCGAAGCAAATCGAGGCAAGTCATGTTGGGTGGAACCTTAACACGCATGACAAGACTATCGATGCGGAGGTTGATGGAAGTGTCAACAAACAATGCACTCGACCACGTAACACGTTGCTGCACTGGAGAGATGGGGGAAATCTCCTCCAAATCACTGTACTTCTGCTCACGGTCAGCATCCGTCTTTGACTCAGTAGGTGCAGGAGATGACGGGGGAGCGGTAGGAGGTGATGGAGGGATTGGAATACCAAACGTGACAGACAACTCACGCATGGCCTCTGTGACATAATCATACCGGGTATACCCATCCCGTGGCATCGAGAATACGGCACTGGTTTGCACCTGAGGAACCTTACCAAGCAACACATCGTTATTTTCCTCATCATCGCTAGTACCGAACAAAGTCGTGAACGTCGG